CTGAAGACAGAAGAAGATGCCACAAACCATATCACAGGCGAGGTAGACCAGTCTCAGGTAGGTCAGCCTATTCACGGTAATCGCTGGTTCATTGGCTACACGGTCGTCAACAAGCCACAAGATCAAGCAGAGGCAGCGGTTCGCAACCATCGTGACCAACTCCTGCAATCAACAGACTGGCAAGCCCTAAGCGACAACACAATGAGCGAGGAAATGACAACTTACCGTCAAGCCCTGCGCGACTTGCCAGATCAGGATGGGTTCCCGTTTGATGTTGTGTGGCCTGAGAAGCCCTGATGGATGAGGTGAACCAATGGCCAGCGTAAACACTGAGATCCTAGACGCCATCACGGGCCGTGCGCTGGATCTGCAAAGGCTAACGGCGACGCAGTTGCGCGACAGTGCAAGGTTCCTGCGAACGCTTGAAGGCGATATCGTGGCACAGCTTGCCCGCATTGATCCGACGGGCATAGCGGCACCATCACGGCAAGCGGCGCGGTTGGAAAAGCTGCTGGCACAAAACTGCGAAACCATCCGAGGCGCATACCGGGCGGAATCCACGTGCCTGTTGGGCGAGTTGCGCGAGTTGGCGGATATTGAGACACGGTTTGCGGCGTCGTCCATCAACCGGGCGGTGGGGGCTGAACTGATCACAACCAGCGTAACGCGAGGGCAGCTTGCAGCGCTGGTCGACGGCGTGCTGATACAAGGCGCACCGGTGTCGGATTGGCTCTCACGGCAGGCTGGTGACACGCTGCAACGTTTTACAGACACTATGCGGCTAGGCATTGCCGAGGGCGAGACAAACGCCAGCTTGATTCGGCGCACCACTTGTTAGTACTATATTAGAATATCTTGACTCTATTGGATTTAAATTAATATCTAATTTTTACCGAGAAACAGCAGACGGCGATTATCATTTTAGAAGGAATAACTAATATAATGGCTTTTTTTGAAAAAATTAAAGACGCATTTGAGATTGAATATACATATCAATATAAAGACGAAATAACATTAGCAAAACTAGCACTTGACAATGGTGGGAATATATTACCTCTTATAGTTCCAGCAGAATTAACTAACGGCACAGGATTAATGAATCCTTCTATTTTGATACACGAGGGTAAATTGATAGTAAATATCAGACAAACAAATTATGCTTTTTATCACTCAGAAAATAAAAAATTCCCTCACCCCAGAGGACATTTAACATATATACATCCAGAAGATGATATGAAATTAAGAACTGAAAATTTTTACTGTGAATTAAATGATAAGTTAGAAATTACAAGATCGCAAAAAGTAGATACAAGTTTATTTGACCGCGAGCCAATGTGGGAATTTGTAGGACTTGAGGACGCAAGCTTAGTTTACAAAGACATAAACTCAGAAGCGAGCATTGGGTTGTAACATATGGTATAGCAACGGTCAAACATGGAATTGATAAAAACAATCTTTCAACATCAACATTAAATAAACATGATGCCATTCACATAGAAAATAATGAATGGCATCAACTTATAAACAATACCAACGATGAAATAAGAATAACTGAGGTTCAGTATGGTATAAATTGCATAGAAGAAGATATAGAAAGAATCAACATATGAATGATAATTCAATTATACCACGTCTGCCAACTATGTCAACAAAATAATGCATGGTCTTGCTATTATAAATAGAATAAAATAGCATAAGGTATTCAGACATGGCAAAACCTGCTTCAAGACAAGAGTTCAAAGAATATATTCTCCGTAAGATTGGTGCTCCAGTAATCCAAATCAACGCTTCTGATGAACAGATTGATGACCGCATTGACGAGGCTCTTAGCTTTTGGAATGATTATCACTATAATGGTTCCGAGCACGTATATCTGAAGCATCAACTTACTGAAACTGATATACAAAACGGTTTTATTGAACTGCCTACTGAAGTTTATCAGCGGTTGCTTGGTATTACTCGTGTTTTTGACATGGGTGTTTCAATCAGTTCCGGTACTGGTATGTTTAACGTTTCATATCAATTCGTACTTAATAATATTCAAGATATTACTGGATATGCAATGAGTAACTACTACATGACTATGCAGCATCTTCAGTTTATTCAGGAAATACTTGTTGGTAAGCCCATGATTCGATATAACAAGCATGTAAATAAGTTGCAACTCGACATGACAATGAGTAAGCTTACCCCAGGCAATTTTATCATTATTGAAGGCTATGATATTATTGATGAGGCGCTTTATTCTGATATGTGGAACGACCGTTGGTTACAAAACTATGCTGCAGTATTGGTAAGAGAACAATGGGGATTAAACCTTACGAAATTTACAAATATGCAGCTTGTTGGCGGTGTTCAATTTAATGGTGAACAGATTCTTTCAGAGGCAAGAGAAGAGCGTAGATTAATGGAAGATCAAGCAATTAGTTCTTTACAACCCCTTTTGTTTAATTTTTCAGGATAATATAAGTGTCAACTAATCCCTTTTTTCAAAATTATGACTATTTCAACGAGCAACAGCTTATAGATGATTTAGTAATAGAAAGCATTCAGATTTTCGGTCTGGATACATTTTATCTAACTCGCTCACTTCAATCAGTAGATGAAATCTTAAATGAAGATGATCTTTCAATTTTTGATAGAGCATATAATATCGAAGTTTATGTAAAGAGTGTGGATGGATTTCAAGGTGAAGGTGACTTCCTTAGTCGCTTCGGTCTGCAAATTAGAGATCAAGCAGTCTTTACAGTTGCTATTCGCACCTTTGAAAGATTTGTCACACGACTTGATACTGCTAAAATTCGGCCAAATGAAGGCGATCTTGTTTATCTGCCGCTGAATAATAAGTTCTTTAAGATTATGCATGTCGAGCACGAATCGGTGTTTTACCAGACCGGATCACTACAGGTATTTGATCTAAAATGCGAATTATTTGAGTATTCTAATGAAAGATTTCATACGGGAATAGAAGAAATTGATACTCATTTTGAAAATATAGATACAGATCAGATATCTACTCTTGATGACCTTTATCAAAAAGATCCAATCGCAAAAAATATATTCTTTGAAGAAGAAGGTGATGGTATAATAGATTTTTCAGAAATAGATCCATTTACTGAAACTATAAGTAATCCAACAAATTAATAACATAAGATATACGAAACAAATTGCACAAAGCAATAATATCTGACAAATAGGAATATATAAATGAGTATTGCAAATCATTTCTACAATGGAACGACGCGAAAATACGTAACAATCTTTGGCACCATTTTCAATAAAATGTCAATTACTCGCGAAGATAATCAGGGTAATGAGCTACAGCGAATGGTTGTACCTATTTCCTATGGTCCATATCAGAAATTTTTAGCAAGACTTATACAAGATCCTAATCTTGACCAAAAGTCTGCTATTACACTGCCCAGGATGGCATTTGAAATTATGTCAATGAATTATGATGGGCAAAGAAAAGTAGGATCTCTTACTAAAAGTTTACCAAATGCTGAATTTCAAACTGAAAGCGGCAGAAATCTTAGATATGCTCCTGCCCCGTATAATCTAGAGTTTAGTCTTTATATCATGACTAAATATTCAGAGGATGGAACAAAAATTTTAGAACAAATACTACCGTTCTTTAAGCCAGAATATACAACTTCTGTAAATCTAATTGATGGTTTACCACCTATTGATATACCACTTATTCTTAATAGCGTTAGTGTAGAAGATGCATACGAAGGTGATTTTGAAACTCGCAGAGTAATGATGTGGACACTTAGCTTTACTATGAAAGGTTTTTACTTTGGCCCTGTAAGAAATAAGCGCACTATCAAATTTATTGATGTTAATATGTATAATACTTTAGAAGAAACACCAACAAGCGCAGAACGAATTACTATTCAACCAGGTCTTACTGCAAACAATCAACCTACTACAGATATTAATGAAACAATCCCGTATGAACAAATAGATTTTGGTGATGACTGGGGAGTGATTACCATAGTTACGGAGGGTGAAGATGAGTAAACCAATTGAAAGAGCATTAGGGCTCAGACCAATAGAAGATGCTTTGTCCGAAGTAGTAGAACATGAAGATATTACCTATGATGAAGAAATTATAGATGTAGAACAATTGCCTGCAGTTACCGAAGAAAAAAGCGACCTTGAAGCACTTGCTGCAGCAGATGACACGCTTAAAGATATTGAAAAAGCAAGAGCAAATGTTGAAAGAATCATCGGTTTAGGTGACGATTCATTAGATGAACTTATCAATCTAGCCAAACAATCTGAATCTCCAAGGGCATTTGAAGTAGTGTCAGGTATGATGAAAACCCTTTTAGATGCTAATCGAGACTTTGTTGATTTATCAATGAGAAAAAAATATGCAAAAGAAGAAATCATTAATCCCAAAAAGGAAGAAGAAGCACAGACTAACGTCACAAATAACAATCTGATTCTATCTACTGCTGACTTATTAAAAATGATTAAAGGAGAAAAAGAATGATTTTGATAAAAGAACTGATCAAAGATTATGAAAGATGCAAAGATGATATAAAGTACTTTGCTGAAACACACATAAAGATACCACATCCAGTTAGTGGTGTGATACCGCTCAAATTAAATGAATTTCAAAGACAAGCAATAGATGATTATAATACTAAAAATGTATTTGCAAAGATAACAAAGCGACAAGACGGTAAGACAACAATTGCATGTGTTATTCTCTTACATCAGGCACTTTTCAGTGAGTATAGAGCAAGTATGATATTGGGATCCAACTTACAAAATAGCAATTATATACTTCAACTAATTTTTGAAATGTATCAATGTTTACCTGAATACTTGCAGATAAAAATTGTTACTAGGAACAAATCAAAGATTGAATTCGAAACCGGGTGTTCAATTATAAGTGCAGGCAGTAATGTTCTTAGAGGTAGAGGAATGTCACTTTCTACCATTTATATAGACGAATCTGAGTTCATGCCGACACTAGATAGAGCACTCAAA